ATATGTAACAGCATCGTCTGCAATTTCATCTGTACCTACAGCATTATCTGCAAGGTGTTCATTATCAATACTAGTTGCAGCATAGTGTTCGCTATCTAGTGAATCATCAGCTACTTTTGTACCGTCAATTGCATCCGCATCAATCTTAGCTCTTGTTATTTTATTACCTGCTATTGCCATTGTTATCTCCTTTTCTTAGCTGTCTTAGCTGAACGCCTAAAATTAGCGGCTGTCGGGGCTCCCTTACTTCCAGGTTTTCGCATTTTCTCTCCACTACCTGCTTTTATTCTTTTACGTTTTTTATGTATGTTTGCGTATAATCCTGGTTTTGCCATTATGCACTTCCTTTTTTATGTTTATTTGCAAAGTTACGTGCAGCTGCGACACTGCCAAATCCCCACTTTTTAAGAGCCAATGCCTTACGTGTAGGTCTTCCTTTACTATCTTTCATAGGTCCTTTCATTCCTGCAAATCTAGCTGCAAAGCTGACTCTTCTACCACTTGTGCCTTTACCGAGTGGTGCTTTAAGATTGCCTTTAGCTGAAGCTCTACCTTTAGCGTTTAATCCGCCAGTAGGACTTTGACCTTCTTTACGTGTCCATGCAGGTGTCTTTTTTCCGCCCATTATATTGCGAAGATTTTGTTAGAACCTGAGTCCCAAACAATATCTATATCTGCTCCATTAGTAGTAAACGGTAATCCTGTTCCTGCGTCTATGTAAGCTATAAGGTTACTTGTTGCTACGTTACCTGTGTCTTTATAAATAACTAATGCTTCAATACTTGTACCTGATGCCGGTGTAGTAAATGTTACATCTGCTGCATCAAATACACCTAGTGCTACAGTCTTACTAGATAATGCTACCCCTGAACCAAGTACGCCAGATAAGTCATTATAGAAATCATGTGCTGCATTATATGTATATGTACCAGTATCTACTAATACTACTTTGATAGTGTTATCTTCCAAATCAAGCTCACCTTTTAATAGTGATTCTTTTGCTTTTGGATATATTGCGTTTGCCATTGTTCCTCCTAATTAGGTAATTTAATTGTTATGTTTACTAGTTTGTTTACTTCATCTTGTGTTGCGAATGATTGTAATAACATTGTAGCCAAACCTAACGTCTGCTGTCCTCGTTGTGCGTCATTCATATGTAACAACCAAAACAGTGCTGCTGTATATGTTATTAATGCTTGAGGGTAATTTTTTGTTATACTATTTTTAGCTCCATCTTCTTGTAAATCAGCTGGATACATTCCTAACATAAGTCTTATTTTATTATCTTGTTCACTACTTCCCGGTGTTGGATAAACATGAAACGCATTATTAACTCTATAACCAGATTGAGGTATTCCTTGATAATCAGCACGAGTAGAACGACTAGACATATAACCTGGTCCAAACTTTAATGTATCTGAACCGTAGTCAAAACTTGGTCGTCCATATGTAGTACCATGTGACACAGCGGAATCAAAATCAATTGGGCTTCTTAGATGTATGGGATAATATACTTCGTCACTTCCAGATACGTCTATGTAGTAAGCATCTAGTATCATCTTAGTTCTATTTGGTAAGTTATACTCATCTGTCTTAGAACTTACTTCACCGCTAGATATTGTATGTGTATATACAAATTCATCGTAAACAGAAGATACCATGTTGCCAAACAATTCTACTGATACATTTATCAAATCTTTTATTACTGTGTCAATACCTGTAAAATTTCTGCCACACATACTTTTTACTTTTGTAACGATATTACTTCTATCATAATTTAGTTCACTTCTTGACATCTATTTGCCTCCATGTTTCTGTACCCAGTCTTTTCCTACTTTCTCGCCACCTGGGATTTTATGGTTTGATTTGTTTCTTACTTCTTCCTTTACATCTCGTGATTGTAGATTAGACGCATTCAAGTTTCCTATGTTCATATATTTAGTTTCAAACTGTATATGGTCTTTAATACGTTGAAATAATGCATAACCACAATAACTAAATACTTTTGTCTTGCCGGTAAATCCAGCTCGTGATGCGTCTGACAATTTGGTAAATACTAGCTGATACCAAGAATTATCTTGTTCTGTCCAGGATTTAACAAATTGCATCAATTCAGACTTCTCTTCTGCCAACATGTAAAGCAGTTCGACTTCTACGTCTGATGATGTTTCCACATTAAATATGGGTCCAGAGGACAAGACTCTTACGTACTTGCCCTCCTTATCCGCAAGGTTAAAGTGAATTCTATTTAAATGCACTCTATACCACATGCTATTTAAGCAACCTCGTTGTCTGGAATTGACTCGTAATAAAGAATAAAGAATCCTTTACCTGCCGCAGTTCCTGAGTCAGTTGCTTGTGTTTTATGTTCAAAGTGTAGGATATCTGTATCCTGAACAAAGAACGGTGTGAACGAAGAAGGCTCAGTAGTTGCACCTACTGCTACCGCTTCTGCTAAAGTTATTGTAGCTTTTTCTGCTCTTGCAACACTACCTACTACATCAGTATGGTCTAGTGAAACCACAGCTGATGCTGAGTCTGCTGCAAAGAGTAATGAAGCTACGAACTCCACCCTATGCACTACCATAGGATGAGCAACTTTCCAAGTGAAATGGTCTGCTGCACCACCGGCACAGTTTAATTCGCCTGGAATAAAAAGGGTGTTTATTTTACTGTTAAACGCCATAATTAATTACCTCCTATTGGTTAATCGTTAGAGTGTATTCTAACTAAGTGATACTCACTGTCAGTTGAATTAGTCCATACTTTTTTGAACCCTGTCAGTGCGTTCCATGCTACTCCAGTAAATCTACCGAAGTCCCATGACTCTATCATTGTTGCTTCAGGTTGTGCTAATACTTCTACTACAGGTTCGAACCCGCAGATGATTACCTCACCCTGATGCGTTGCATGACCACCAATTGTGCTAGAAAGAACATTGTTCTCTTCCACCATTCTTAATCCAAAGTAAGAACCTATCTCACCGTTGATTAAATTTTCTGGTTGGTCGTATTTATGTAAATCGACAATACCGCCTGTTGCAGTATCTTCGAATAGTTTGGACATTGCGAATGCTGAGAAAACTCCTAAGTAAGAGTTTCCGTCCCATTTAGGTACATTATCGTTTTTCATGTTTTTGATAATTTCTCTAATATGGAATGCACTAACACTTGCCCCTGCACCAGTACTTACAGTACCGTCCTTATCGAACGTACCTGCTGCTGCTCCGGTTGGAGTGTAGAATACATCTGCATTTTGGAATTCAGTTCCAGCAATCTTATCCATAGATTCAGCGACATTCATAGCAAGAATTTTCTTTAGAGTTTCATCTACAGAGTATTCTGCTAATGTCTGTGCTTTTCTAGTATAAGACACACCATTACCATATTCGTTAACAGTTGCAACTACAAACCCAACACTTGGTTTTTGCATAGGCAAAGATTGAAGTTCACTGATTGTTCCAGTTGCAGTGCCAAGTTTTTGGTACTTTTCTATCTCAACTTGTGAACCTTTGTTCTTGCCGTAGGAATTAATAGGCTTAGCCAAGTTTCTGAACTGCATCATGTTACCAGCTTGAAATCTGATATCAGAGTCAATTTTAATCTTGGCAAGTCTAGCTTCCTCATTTAAATAACTAATTGCTCCTTGTGGCATATTAAGTTACCTCCTAGTTGTTATTTTGTAGTCTTTTAACAGTAGTCTGTTTTTTGTATCTATCTTCTAAGAATTTGAAATATTCATTATCATCACCGTATGGAGCTGGATTCGTTTCCTCTAACAGATTACTATTATTTATTGCAACCTTGGAACTTACATCCGCATCACCTTTCGGTGAAACATTTGTGCCTTCTGTTGGTTGTTCTTCTTTTTTCTCTACTTTTTTCACAGTAGTGTTAAAGAGTTTCTGTGCTTGAGCAAACCTTTCTTCTACAGCGATATCGTCCGGTGTAGCGATTAGTAATGCGTTAAACACATCCTCCTCTTCTTGTGTTAATCCATCTATGGCTTTCTCGTGTAAACGTGATGCTTTAACCATTGTAGATGTATAATTCATTTGCTGTTCTGGAGTTAAATTGTTTGCGTCCAATCCAGCAGGTAACATAGATGTAGCGGCATCCTTTGGGTTTATCTTAACCCTAGTATCTCCACTATCTTGTTCCGGTGTTTTGACTTCTTCTGACATTTGCTAGTACCTCCTGCAATTGTTCTTCCTCACTACCTTGTCCTTCCATATCTGGTATTCCCATTCCTGGCATCTGGCTTAAATCAGCCATCCCTTGTTCTGGTCCTTGTCCTGGAGGAGCTCCCTCGGGTACTGTACCCGGGGCTGGTTGAGGTTGGTTGACGTTTTGTATCTTCTCCATATTCAGTAAATCTTCAGGAGATTCATCGAAACTCTCAAAAATTCTCTGAACAAATTTTGCCGGGTCGATTGCTTGAGCAACCTCTGGCATGTTTCCAATAACATTAACAATTTGCATCAACTTGTTAAAGTTACTCATCTTGAGTACTTTCCCTGATATGCCTCGGACACGGATACGGGCATCTTTAATCAACTGCATTCGTTCATTAAAAGTCATAGAAAGTAAGTGTAATACTGACGCATCTGTTTCATCTTCTGTAAACATAGGTGCGTGAGCATCATCGTCCATGTACATAAGTTCTGTATGAAGTAACAATTCTAGTGACGGCTCTATGATACTTCGTTCTATTTCAGATGCTATATCTGTAAAGAAACTTGAAGTCTCTTGCGTTTTAGTTGCTACTTCAGAAGCAGTAGGTCTACCCTTAGACGTAGGTGCTCCTTGGAAGAACTCATTTTGGAAAGACCTATTTTGAATAAGTCTATCTATTGTGAATAAAAGGTTTACAGCATTTGGGTTTAACGAATTGTTATACACCTGATTGATTGTGTTTGGGGCTGAAACCGGATACATACGTCCCGGAACTACAGAGCCAAACAAGTGGGCTTTACCTGACTCGATATTGCTAGTTACAACTTCGTACACGCCCAGTGTAGATATTGTAAATGCATCGAGCAGAAGATTCATACTTTCGACATATGAACTTAACAGGCTTCTTAATTTTGTAATATAACCCCTGCCATAACGACCTTGTAAAACTTTCATTGGGAATCCCATACAGTAAGGGAAGTTCCCATTTGGTAATGTATTTTTTCCGTAATAGACAACATGTTTTTTGTTTACTATTACGTAATGTATGTTTGTATCTAATACTCGTCCCTGTTCGTCAGAGATGAATTTACTATATACGTAGTCTAATTTAACATCTGTAACATATGCTTCATCGCTTCCTTGTGCTTTATTTACAGATTCTTGTAGTATTGTTTTTGTTTTATTCCAATTGTTTACTCTTGCTAAACTTTGATAGTCTGCAACAGAGCAAGACTTAGATTCAATAATATAGTTATCACCGTTAGGGTCAACCATAATATTAAATGGACTTACAGGTTCAATGTTTACTCTTCCTGTTATTGATTCTTCTGATTCTATATCTCCCGTTGTTTCATTATACTGCGGGTAGCTTTCTTCTTTATAAGTATATTTAATCTTAGTAATATACGGAGATGTTAGTAGTGCCATTTTAAGTGCATCTCCAAATACTAACGGAAATCTATTGTGTATTAATGATTGTTCTAATAATTTGTTTAGCCCAGATTGTACTTTCTTATCTGTGTGTTCTACAGTAAAGTACTTGTTATCTGTAGACATTAATATCCTTACAAAGAAATTAGACATACGTACTACTAAGTTGTCTACTATCGGGTCTTTGATTTTAGTTTGCCAATCTATCTTGTTTTGAAAATTATACTCATCCATATAGAATCGCATATTCTCTTTCCAATCAGCCGTAGCACTTTGAAACTCAGGCGATGCTTGAGCTACTAAATGTGCATGGAACTTAATAATGTTTTTTTCGTTCAATTAAATATCCTCTCTCTGGTAGGCGTATCAAAGTTATCCGTATAATATTGAGGTTCCTCTACAGGTAACTCTTGGTCGTTTACTAATTTTTTGGATATGTAAAACAAACCGAGTTTAAACGCATCCGAAACGTGCTCAAAGTATTTATCCCGTCTTGGAACACCCGCATCATCTCTAGTGTAAGCAGATAACGCTTGGATTAAGATGCTGCAATGTTTAGAGTCAAACTTTAAACTAGGCACTCCCGAGTTAAATTCTTTTAATTCTTCGTTAGTTAATACTACACTTGTATCTCTTTTTACGTATACCACGTCCGTGTTCAATCCTTTTCGTTTAAATATCATCGCACTAGTTTCCGGTGATACGTCATATTTCCTGTTGGCATCATGTGGTAGTAAATCCATTGCAGACTGTACTTCAGGCATTATCTCTTTTTCATACGTAACTACCTGGTCGATAAAGTCTGTTAATTGTACGTTCTTTCCTAATATAGAATACAATATATTTTTATGTCCATGTTTATTCATTTGAAAAGCAACACAAGCTGGGCGGGTATATCCTAAATCCCAAGCTCTCCATACTGTACGTAGCGGGTCATACTGGTCAACTAAATCATCATACACATGCTGCTCACAAAAATCGGGGTAAACAACTTGACCGGTTGGTTGTAACTGGAACTTACCGCCCCCACTAAATCGCCAGTGCATTGCACTCTCAGTAAATCTTTTCTTATATCTTTCTATCTCTTCTTTATCTAAGGACAGGTTATCGTATACATCAATAAAATGAAACGAAGTATCTTTGTCTTCTTTGTTTTTACTATACAAATCTTGTGCTATGTAATTGCTAGTTGCGTCCTCGACAATGAAACTCATAATCATTTTCCCGGATTTTCTAAGCAACCTAGCTAGAATCTCATCATGCATTACATTTGACGGACACTCATCAAACCAGCAGAAATCAATACCAGAAGCTTGTAGGTTCTGTGTCTTCATTTCAGCAGATTTAAATTCAAGTAATGTACCGTCCCAAAATTTAACAAAGTCAATACATCTGTTTTTACCCCATGCTACTTTACCGCCACGTTTTTCTATTGACTCAATGCTCGGCAATAATCCAATACTGTTAGGTGTATCCGTAGAGAACAGGTGAACTTGACTAGAAGTTCTTTGTATATCAAATGAAGGACTAAATGCCCAGATTATTCTATCTCCATACTTAGGTGTTGGCATCTCATAGTTAGGGTGCCATCCAATTACATTGTACGCTGTAACAGCCGCTGAACAATATGACTTACCAGAACTATTGTTACCATGCACATAAACACTATAATTGTCATCGTCCACAATAGGCTGTTGTGCAGGATACGGCTTAAAGAAGAACAAACTTCCATACCAGTATAATAACTCTGCTTTGACTTTTTTATCAAAATTTGCAAATTCTTCCGGGGTCATGTTGTGTATCTTGTGCCACAACGCTAACATTTTTTTGTCCTTCCACCACCAGTCTCTCATCATAATATTTCCACTAGGCAGGTTGTATTGGCGTGTCAAGTCTCCTCAACTTTGCCACAACCTACTTAGTATTTACTGCATCCCACGCTTGTTCGTGTACCCAGATGCAAGTCTTATAAGCTTGTTTTTGTTTTGCTAAACAACGCATATCTTCAGGAGTTAAACAGGTGCTCTCAATACTGCACTCTTCTACAGGTGGGCACTCTGGTGCCGCATATAGATTAGTGTCTTCAGTTGCTGTCCAGAACTTTAGTGCTGAACAACCGCTAAGACTTATTGAGATAATCACGATGATTAGTAATTTCTTCATCTACCCGTTGTAACGCCTCTCGTTCTAATTCTCGCTTCTTTAATTTGAAACTTAATTCTTTAATCTTATTTCTATCCGCAACATGTTTTTGTATTTGATACTTACCAAATATCTTACCGGCAATACCTAATACAGATTTTAATAATGTAATCCAACCCAACATTACGTAGTGCTTGATTCCCTGTAACAGATAGCTGTATCATTTGCACCGATTGTAATAGAATTCCATCTACCATAGATTGTAGTACCCATCGGTACTTCTACTGTAGATAAGCTATCCCATACATCTGTATCGGTTGAAACTGCGGTTACTGTACCCGAAGCTGTGTTATCTGCAATAACTTCTGTACCTACCAATACTGTAATAGCTACATAGATATTTGCATTAACAGTAGCATTCGTTACTAAATCGTAACCACCTGCTCCTGATATATTATTTAATACTTGTTGTTGTGTAGTCAGTGGATGTGGTGTTCCCATTATTTTTTACCTCTTGGTTTGGTCGGATTGTTTGTTGCTTTCATTATTGTTGCTCTAACACCCGGCATTCGTTTCATAACTTTATTAAACTCTTGTAACTTACTTCCAGTTACATTTACTTGATATGTTTTGGATGAGTTTTTAGTAACCATTATGCTCTACCCTTTTTCATTGGTCTTTTTGGTTTTGCTTTTAGCCTGTCCTTTGCTAACATCGGTGGCTTTTTCTTCTTGGGAGGTCTTCCCTTGGTCGACCCGTATGTTCCTTTTCCGTATGGCATGTTTGTCCTCCTTATAATTGTCCGGGTGTGGTGCAATCCATGAAGGAATGTACCTACCCATGGGCGAATTTAACTCAGATATGAAATCTTGAGCAAGTTTTTGTATATTATTGGATTTTTTCGCCATATTCTTCCCACGCTTCGTCTTGTAATGTAGTAATAGCATTTTCTATCGCTACTGTCTGCGTATCTTGAGTCTGTATTGCAAGAGAAGCACGAAGCTGGTCTTTTAATACAACTAATTTTAGTTTATAGTAATTCAATACGTTTCTTTCGTCATCATTATCCTGGCACTTTTTAATCTTAGCGTTGATATCTTTTAATGTAGACTCATATCTGTCAAAGATAGTAGATGCAAACTCTCTATCCTTAAATGATTTAACAGAATTGTCTACCTTGTCCATGAATATTTTATATGTGTCAGTTGGTTTAACATTCTCTAGTATATTCTTAACTGTTTTGTGGTCTATGTTTAATTCTTTAGCCGTTGCCCTGTATGACCAACCCTTGCTATAACTTAATTCCAAGAACTTCCATATCTTTTTGTCGTATTCTTGTGTTTCAGGGAATAGTTTACTTAATGTTTGATTCATTTGTTGCCTCCAGTTCTTCTAACTTGGTTGCCTTGTCGTCTCTCTTGCCTTCTCTGTGTCTGCGTTCCCTATATTTGCCCAAGTACTTATATAATATTCTTGTATAATCTTCAGGCGGTGTAATATGTTCCACAATATGTACACAAGCATCATGTAGTATATCTTCACAGTCATAGTTATCGAAACCATGCCCACTAGCTACGTACCATATTTTGTTTTTTAACACGAGATACTCTTTCTCGGTCATTTAATACACCTTCTATAAGTATAAATAGTTGAGAATCACGTTTGTCAAGTTTTTTCTGCATTTTATCTATATATTGTTATTATAATCTAATATTTATAACAATGTCAAATGGGAAAAATGTAATACTTGTGGGGGTTTTGTAAGTACCCGTAGTTATTACATATATTATTACTGACTATGTGGACTTATTTTTGGGGAAAAACGAGGAGGGCATTGAAAATCCTATCTATATTTACATATGGGTATGGGGGGCTAAGCCAAACACGGGGGGGCTTTTCAAAAAAATTCCTAACTGGTAGGGCAGACTATTAAAAAATACTCTTTATTAACTGTCATGATTTTAATCAGATTTTAAGCATGAATTAAAAAACGAATCCGCAGCAAAGTAAAAAGATCCAAATCAATTTATTAGATTTACAATTAGAATTCAAATGAATTTAATATCTAGTCTATCTATTTTTTCTGTGTAGTTTTTGTGTATGGAATTATGTAAGAAGTTAGCACTAAATTGAAAGGACTTTATTTTTTATTGTTATCTAATTTGGTTTCAACATCTTGTAGTAAAAAATGTTCAAGCGTTGAGCTGTCTTTATGTTCGCTCACTACTTGATGAATGTATACAATGGCTTGGTTTACATTCAATCGTTGCTCCTCGGTAAGCGTACCAGTCAAGGGTTGCTGTCTATTTAGTATAGACTTCACCAAGTCAATATGACTTAGTAAAATATCACTAGGATTTATCTTTTCTTTAGTCCTAGTTTTTGGCTCACCTTTGAGCTTTTCCGCTTCTTTTTTAGTTACTGGTTCAATGCCTAAGTTAATGCCCATATGTCTGCTACCAGTCATATTGGTGATAGTATTACTAGATAGATTAGCATCTATTACTTTATGCTCATCTAGCTTACCCGTTGCACTATCTACATACTTACTTAGTTTAAAACAAGCATTGAGGAAGTTATAAGATACGCCTTTATAATTCTTTTCAAAATTTTTCAAAGCGTGTTCATTTAGTGAAGTTAAGGAAGTAGCACCAAAGGCGTGAGACTTTCTAATTAACTCAGTCTCTTTTCCTTTGGGTAAATCCTTAATTATTGATAATTGCCAAGCTATAGACAAACGGATATCAAAGACTTTAACTTCATTTAGTTTTAAGTTTTTCCATCCATTTAATACTATAGACTTGGTATTGTTAGTTAGACTAACTAATTCTTTTTCAAGATTAGGTTTTTTATCTAACTTGTTATTTACGTGCTGTCCCATTACGGAAACTCCCGCCTTTCTCTTAGTGCTAACTATAGAATTAAATAACATAAGACAAAGCATACAACATTATAAGAGATTGTAAAATTAAATTTAATATTTATATCTCGGGTACAGTACCCGGATACTCAGCTAAATTTTTTTAATTTTTAATACAGAGAAATTTAATTCTTTTACCGAGACCACGTAACATGGATGATGTGTGATGTATATAATATAGATTTGTTTTTCTAATTTGACTTGTAGTTCTAATATGTTATACTTATTATATGTGTTACAGGAATTGCATACATGTTATAACTACTAGTTGTTACTTACTTATATATTTAATAACTAGATGGTTTAACTACGTTGTGGTAACTAGTAATATATATAGGTTTGAGTTTACCCGTTGGCGGGTTATTTGTCAATTAAAAACTTCGGGTATTGTACCCGAGTAGCAACTGCGAGGGACGACAAGGAAGTTAGTAGTGTATGACTTGTCCGCCTACATGGTCGAAGCAGTTCCAACTACCCAGTTGCTATCAATTAAGAGTCTCGGGTATTGCACCCGAAATTTATACTCTGCGAGGTGAAACATGGTTATATATTTAACCAAGCAAGGCACTAACAAAACTAGTATATTTAACACGCTAGAGTTTGTTAATGTTGGCGATTATTTGGATGCAGTCGATGAGCATTTACAAGATGCTCCGGTCGATACACATAAGCTTATATTATTTGCTTATGAGTTAGGTCGTGTCCATGCCGAAGAAGAGCAAGACTCGGGTACATTACCCGAACAGCCACCAACCCCATTCAAATTTAGTAATGGACAGGTTGTTTATCGAGAGTTCAGAACTATTGGTAAACAGGAGGTGGAAGATGATAGTTGAAGAGTACATACCTACTTATAGACACATGTCTATCGAGTACAAAAAACTTAAGAAAGGACAAAAACTAAAAACTTCTCAACTTCAACCCATGACTGGTATTCCTTTAGTAACAAGCATATTACTAGAGAGTCCTAAGCAAGGTAGAGGTGTTAAAGATACACTTCTAGTAGATACCAAAGGTTCAGAGGTTGGCTTGTTTGATGAGATGGGTAGTGTTTATGGCAATGATGTTCAATTAGCATTACTCGAAGATGTCAAATGCTGGGTAACAGTGATAGACAAACCAGAGGAGGTAATTTTCTAATGGCACAAACTAACAAAGTTGGTGCACATAAAACCCGTATCTATACTGATGATGCGGGTTATACATGTGTACTATATCATAGTACGAATGTGGTTAAATATAACAATGACTACATAATATTGAATACCGGTGGCTATTATTCCAATACCACCAAGTTACGTATGAACCAAGCCAGTAACCAATTTGGTTTGGGTTATAAAGTATATCAGAAAAATTATGAGTGGTACGTGGATTATGGTGGACATACTTTCCATTTCGATAAAAATCGTATTGTACTCATGACTGATGATGACGGCAAAGGTTATCAACTAGTATATGTATCGGATAACTTTGGCGAACCAATTCTACCAAAAGATACGGGCATGAATCACCATGCTCGTATGGATGGCGTTAACCAAGAATACAATGACTGGAGACTTGGTAATGATGAAGAGGAGGCGTTTTAATATGAGAATGCAAAGATGGGAAAGAACCCTATTAGCTAGTACTACTGTTGAAGATTTCAGTAAGGACAAGTTCGATAGGTTTGTTAAAGTACAGAAAAAAGGTGGTCTTAATATGGTAGATTCTCGGGTACAAACCCGAGCTAGTATAGATAAAGTAGACCACTTCTTTATTCTATCTAATTACGAAGCATTACAGAATAAATTCTATCCAGAGGAGGATTAACATGGGTAATTTTATGAGAGACTCAGAGGATGCATTTAAGAATGCTATAGAATCGGGTAAGATGGCAAACCCCGATGATTACATGTACATGCATTCCAAAACTTACGAGGAAACGGGTGCTATGTATGATGTGTTTAAGCATATTGAAACTAGACAACATGCTGTAGTGCAAGTTAGTGTACATTCTACACCAAGTAAACCTATAGAAGATGACTTTGTCAAAGCTATAGATATGCGTAAGTTAAACAAACTTAATGACGAAGAGTTAACCACATTAAGCAAAATGCTTGATAAGATTAACTAATAAATTGAAGCTGAGAGGGGTAACCATTTCTCCGTGATACTTGACTGCTCTCCAGTCCTAGGGATGAGTGAAATAGTTTACATGTGCATATGTAGCCAGTTGGGTATCACCAGCTTCTTGGAGGATAATAATGAGTGAAACAAAACGATATATGATTTGGGATAAACTAGGTAATACAGTTTATTGTGATAGCCATGATAGCTATGAAGAAGCAAAGATACAATATGTTGACAAGCTGATAGACTTACATGGCTACGAAATAGGGGAAGAAGAATTGGAGGAGGAAACCAATGAATAACCCATACTTACCAATTATAGAAATAACTGTGTGTATAGTGTTATCACTACTTATTTACCTAGTAGTTATGGGATAACAATTTGACAATAAAACATGTAGGGTTATACTATTATGATTGCGAGGAGATTTACTATGACAATTTATTATTATGATTTAACAGCTAAAGACTTTGGCAAACTATTACGAGAAGATTTACAATCCAACTATGAGCTCGGGCACATGAACCCGAGTACTACTATTGAGCTTAAAAAAGCTACGCATCTTGTGTGGCTTATGAGGCGTATGGTTGACATTACAAAACCGGGTTACGAATTAATGCCCGATACTTTCAAAAAATTATATGTGCATCAACTTATACAGGAAGAGAGACCAGATTTTTTCTCCGATGAATTTGACAACATGGGACTTGACCATGATGATGATATGTGGAGAGACCTAGAAGAGTGAACATATTTATATTACACAAAGACCAATTACAATGTGCTGAGTACCATTGTGATAAACATGTGGTAAAAATGCTACTAGAAACATGCCAGATGCTATCTACTGTGTGTGCAGATTGGGGTGTTGCTACTACATATAAACCTGTACATAAAAAACATCCATGTACATTGTGGGCAGGTAGGTCTTTGTCTAACTGGAAGTGGTTACTTCAACTAGGGTTTTGTTTACATAGTGAATATGTGTGGCGGTATGAGCCTAATGTAGAACACAAGTGTTACAAAATATTATTAGAATTAGAAGAAGAACCACCCGCACTAGCAGACTTTGGGTTAACTGAGTTTGCTCAAGCTATGCCAGACAAATACAAAAATAAAGATGTGGTAAAAGCCTATCGTAACTATTACATGTATGAGAAAGCAAAGTTTGCTACGTGGAAACACCCATCAAAAAAACCAAGATGGTTTAAGGAGGTTAAACATGTCGAAAAAGATTAATGGTATGTCGTCACGGTTTTGGAAAATAATAAATTATCCACCCCGACAAAACATAGATAGCTTAACAGAGCTGTCTGACAAGAGAAAGAGAAGCAGTAGTTTCTTTCAACGTATGCGAGACTCGTATAAAAAAATAAAAAAATGAGGTGTGCTGATGGACAATGGTGTAATTTTTTGTCTGTTGTGCACAGCATTTGTGTTGTGGAACGCTTATACAGATTAATTTTACAAATACAAATAATAGATTATACTTATAGAATAATGGAGGTAATATGTCAGACCAAGCAACAACAGAGTGGATAGAAAGTGTCTTAGACGTACTCGAAGACATGTGTATGGATATCAAAGTTTTCCGTGCTGCTCTGGAAGACTATGACCAACGTATTTTAGTAGACAAGTTCGGTGAATATCCACCACACTATGTTGCTGAAGTATTATTAGAATCTTTACATGAAAAACATGTACAGAAGGAATTAGACAGTTAGGGTACACATACCCGAGGAGGTTATTATGCTGTTAGAGGATATCAAGACCAAGTACAGACCAGATGAGGTGTGGGTTGAGTTACACCAAGAAACACATAAAGTAAAAGTGTTTTCAGGAGCAACTGATGATGCAGAGTTATTGTACACACATGACTTTGGTACTATGAAGGTGGCTAAATCTATAGCCAGAACTATAGGTGTACCTGTGGTTAAATTTATTAGAACACAGGTTACATACTTTAATGTAGATGGTAGCAAACGAGGCTACGGAAAGGAGAAGCACGTTGGGGTATTATAAAGAGAAGAGTATAAACTATGAAGAGACAGCAGCGTTGAGAGCTGCGGCTGAGAAAGAGAAACAAGAGAGTATTACTATACTTGCTTGTACTAATACTGCTGTGAGTATACTATCACAGGGCTTAAACATTAAAGATGTGGAAGATTTAACAGAAAGGTTACTTATGCATAGAGATAAATTATTGTATGGTGACCAAGATGACTAGATTAATACCCGCTAAGTACAAGAGTTATATAAGCCCGTGGCAAATGAGAGAATGGGTAGGGAGTAAAAAGATACATGGAAAATTCAGTACTAAATCTAATGGCGTTCCTGTTAAAAAAGGACAGGAGGATAGCGTTACAGCATCAACTAAAAAAAGTAAAGCTAGACGTACCATTCGATGACCTACTCGAAGAGTTATTTCTATGTGATACTGATTTAAGTAAGAATGATTTTATTAACGTAGTTAAAGACAAGTTAAACTCTACGCAGTTTAATTTTGTACGAGGAATGCCCGAGTCTGTTACAAGTGCTGTTGGTTTTCGTTCACTGAAACACTTACGTAGTGTAGCTCAGTTAGGCGAGGTAGCTGACATATTAAAAGGCAGATTAAAACCCGAGACTAAGCTGTCTAAGATACAACGAGCCTCTGATTCGCACAAGTTTGTATCTGTAGCTCAGTCAAAACTGATTAGTAAGTTTACGTGTGACCAGTCGAATGACATATTTAAGTTGTTCTATTATGGTCTGTGTAAAGAGGAGTTAGCAGTGTTGTGTGCTTTTAGTGGTAGAGGTAAAACCACGGTACTGCTATCTCTGTTACGGGATGCTATTCAGTTAAAGCTCAAGACTTTGTTTGTATCTATCCAAGATTTTTCTGAGAGTATGCTTAAAGAAAGATTAGATGGAGCTGATGAATTCCCTGACTTCTATGCCTGTTGTGCCGCATCGTTTGGCATACCAGAGTTAGAGATTGAGGTGGATGCCTTGAGACCAGACATTGTTTTTCTGGATTATCTAAGTGTAATGAGTACACCCTTGATAAAAGAGAAACGATTTCAATTAGAGTATGTATCTGAGAACTTGAAGAAGTTAGCACAAGAGAAGAACATACTTATAATTACTGCCCATCAATTAAACGCTGATGTGGATTTACCTACTGAACGTGAGTTGCTTGAGGCTAAAGCAGGTCTATTAGCACACACTGATTTAGTGTTGGGTATAGGCGGTGACATGTATGACACCGTACGTAACATAACTACTATCAAGTCTAGAAGAGCCGCACCTGTGGATGTGTTCAAGATAGACATTGATTTTGCTAACTTAAAAACATTTATGTATTAGGGTATTGTACCCGAGGAGAAACTATGAAGTACAATGTAACATTAACAGATAGAAAGTATTACGAGGTTGAGATAGAAGCTGAGAACGAAGACATGGCATACGAGAGAGCTGAACAGATTGACTGGGATTTTCTAGTAGCCGAGGATGCTGATGGTGAACAGTATGCTGATGGATTAGAAGTTGAATCTGTAGAGGAAGCGTAATGGGAACACCCTTAGAGTATTCAGACCAAATAAACATATGCCCTAAAAACCAAGCGGGTACATTGGCAAAACACATGTTAGCTTATGAGGTACTACAAATACCGGGTTGGGATATAGCATTTCCAGACAACCCTATATCTCACATAGACGCAATTGTATTTAACGAGGAGTACTGTTATAAGTTTCAAGTCAAACATGTTAGTCCGTATTGGAGACCTAGTAAGTCATCAAGAATATACACTATACCTTTACGTAACCATGTAAAGTATAAGTATCGTAAAGATAGCACCCTGTTAGCTCGAAGTAAAACTTATAGGTACTTCGACCAGGGTATAGATTGTGTGTATGCGTACGATGTGAACTGTGGATTGATGAGTACTGGTGGTATGTTTGTGTGGAAAACCACACCTCACCGAACAAACCTGTCTGTATTTACAGTGTCTATTGAGCAACCTATGCAGGAAAGTAAGAAACGTAATTATGTAACTGATTTACAAGGGTTCTCAAGAACATGGGAAAAACACAAGCTCAAGGCGTATGCTAAGAAGTTGGCATTAGGGATTGGATAATGGGTAGTGTTGTAGCTATGACACAGTGTCCATACCACGATGACAACAGCCCATCTCTGGCTATATATCCAGATGGGTATTATTGTTTTGGCTGTAAGAAATCAGGTAAGTTAGAACCTTGGATGACTGACCTGGTAACCAAAGAGGACTCACGTCCTAAGTATAGAACTGAGATAAACAGAGATAAGTTTAATATAAAATACAATGACCGTGTACACCAGTTCTTTGAGGAACGTGGTATATCAGTCAAACTGGCACAATTGTATGGTATCACTGCAAACGAGAGGCAACTATGTATACCCGCATATGATTTCGATGGGAGCATACATGGATACCAGATACGTAACTTAGGTTCTGGTCCTAAGTATAAATCAATACCTTACAAGGATAAGTATGCACGGTACAGTTGGGTTGATTTGGCTGTAACTGAGATGCCTATTACTGGGGTGCCTGTGTGTGTTATCGTGGAGTCTGTGGTGGATGCATTGTGTGTAGCCAAACTAGGTTTACCATCAATGGCACTACTTGGTACTAATATACCTACAGAGATTATACCATTTTTTAATGACTACAAAGTGCTTGTATTATTTGACCCTGATGCTACAGTTATCAGTTCATATTTGCAAGACGTAATAGGTGCATACGGCATAGATACTAGGTCGGTACCATTAATAAAAAAACCATACGAGATAGACCCTATACATCTGTATAAAGGGTTACTTGAGGCTGCGAAATGAGAGGAGATATTATGACATACTATATAGAAAAATGTACTAAAGAAATTATGACGGGGTTAGAGTTAGATAAGAAACCAGATACGGACACGTTAGCAACCAGGTTAGTTATACAACGAATACTACATAGGAACATAGACGAGTTGTTCAAAGTTTTACTGGAGTCACAGAAGAAAGATGCAGTATAGAGTACGGAGTGGTACAAGTAAGAAAGTTGTGTTGGTCATTGTAGATAAACCTGCTAAGTGTCATGCGGCAAACCCTAATAAAACCAAAATAGGTGATGACTTACTTAGTATGTGTAATGTGTACTTACCCAAGCTAGAGGTACATTGTCTGTCAGCTGTACCTACATGGGTAGAGAAGATAGGTATAAAACAGATACGAGAACACACCGCTTCCTTTTGGAAAGAATTAGATAGGATAAAACCTACTGTTATTATATCCATGGGTAGAGATAGTCACCGTGCTCTTGGAGAAGTCTCGGTTACAGTACCCGTATTTGAGTGCGGTAGCATCCATGATTACTCTGAAAAGAAAATAAGTTTTACTAACGTACATCAAACTTTTACCAGAGCTTATCACACATTAAAAGGTACATTATTAAAAGTACCTATGACTACAAATTTAAGTAGGATAGTGTTGATGTCTTCTAGATATAAAGAGTTAGCAGTAGATTTTGAATGGAACCCAGTCACAGGTGTACCACATTCAGTGGGCTTAGCGGCAGGACATGTGGCTGGTGGTTTTTTATTAGATAACCGAGTCAAGGATGTATTACAAAGAGCTTTTCAAGATAAGACTATGACTATAGTAGGGCACAATATTACTGCTGATTGTAGAAAGATGATTAAGTACATAGGTAATAATATTAAATGTAAATTTATAGACACGTTAATATTAAAACGAGAGTTAGATTACAACCATAAACAAAATGGGTTAAAACATCTGGCTGATAGATACCTGTTACTAGAGGCATATTGGGATGGTATAACAGTAGATGACTTCCATAAACCTAGTCCTAAATTACTCAAGTATACTGCGGGAGATGCCTGGGCTACGTTATTGTTGTGGAGTAAATTTTATGAAGACCATACAGATAAATGGGAACATATGAATGTGTCCCGGGAAATAGACATGGAGATGATACTACCTGTGTCTTACATGATAGAGGGTGGTATCAAACTAGACTTGGATAAACTTAATAAGCAACGTAAGATACTGAAAGCAAAAGAGATAGAGTTGTTGTCACACTTTGAGACTAAGTATAAATTAAATCCATCTAGTCCATTACAAGTATTAACTGAGTTACAAAAGAAACATAAAGTTAAGTCGTCTGGTGTTGAGGTACTAACTAAGCTTAATACGGACTTTGGTAACAGAGTGTTGGAGTATAGGAAAGTAAAGAAGTTACTTACAACTTACATAGATAAGATACCAGAGATGTCAGATGAGCATAACATTATACATTGCGACCTACATCTAGGTGGTACTGTAACAGGCAGGATGTCGAGTAGTAAACCTAATATGCAAAACATACCCCCGTCTGTACGTGAGATATTTAAGAGTGTGTTTGATGATGATGGTGTACTGATTACTGTTGATGCAAGTCAGAGTGAGTTAAGATGTCTAGCATATCTAAGTGGTAGTCCTTATTTAATTGAGTCGTATAACAACGGCATAGACATGCATACACTTGTGTCCGACTTAGCACAGATTGATAGAAAGAATGCGAAGGTACTAAACTTTGCTTATGTGTATGGTTCATCAGAGGGTGGACTTATAGCACAGCTTATCATGTCGGGTGTACCCAAGAAAGAGGCAGGTAGTGTTGTTAAAAAATTTATGAGCACTATGGCTAAGCTTGGTATTAACAAGTATCAACGAGAGCTATTGGATAAAGCTAAAAAATTAGGGTATACTTATTCCCCATATGGTAGAGTTGGTACAAGATTGAACCCTACTCAAGTTGTTAATTTTCCTATTCAATCTTTTAGTGCCGATTTAAACAAGGAACGTATAGTATATATGTTTAACAAGTTTAAAGAGAACAAATTGGTGTCACGTATCTGGATGGAATTCCATGATGCTATGGAACTGGATGTATATAAACCAGAACTGGATACCGTAAGAGAGTTATTAGATACGATAGATACTCGTATCCCTGATGTCTTGGGTAAAGGCATAAATTTAACACTTCCGTTAGACGTGAAAGAACACGGACCTAATTGGAGATAGGAGGATACTATGGGAGAATCATACGGTTCACCGAGAGCATCACGAACAGGAGGTAGAACTTCTGGTGGTGCACCAGCTTATAATAAAAACAATGGGAACTCTGACAACAAGTCTGAGCTAGTTAACATTGGTGGTGGCTGGAAAAAAGATTGGGGTTATTCCTGTGTACTACAGATTGGCAATCGTAAGTACAAAGCACTGGCTTTCTGGAATAAGTTTAGGGATGGTAACAACCCACCCGATTTATCATTCAGTCTAAGAGCTGAAGAAATAGATGGCGAAGAGTCTGAGCCATATGTACCAAAACAAAAAGGCTAAAGGAGATATTATGGGCGTAACGGTAAGAAAGATGGTAACAGACCCCGGTGAGTTTATTAAAGCACTGGAGGAAGGAACTGAGGTTGTATTAGACGAAGAGTTTGACGCTAGGTTTGAAGAATGGAAAGCACGAGGTGTAGGTAAGGACCATATGGTTCGTTCCTCTAGCCTTGGTCAGTGTATAAGACAAGCTTACTATTCTTATTTGTCTGACGTACCTAGGAGCCCGGTAAGTGACCCGTTAGCTAGACGTAGAATGTTTCAAGGTTTTGTCAACGAGACTACCATGGGTAGGGTTATTGATAAGATGCCTGGGAAAACGCATGGGTTGGAGAGCATTGAACAAAATCAATTTCCAATCCATGTAGAACTGGATGCAGATAAACCTATAGGTTTTGCAGCCACTACGGATTTTGTTAAAGAGTTTGAAGATAAAGATGGCAATAAGTATTTGATTCCTATGGAACTTAAATCCACAGACATATATAAATGGAAAGATTTTACTTACTGGAAATACCACTTAAAACAAATATTGTTATGGGTATACATAGCAAAGCAACTCGGGTACAACATACCCTATGCATTACTACTATATACCAGACGAAGTACGATGGAATACAAGTATTGTATGATTGCAGTAGATACGCCTTACTCAAGACTGGACAGGGTTGTAGAGAATTGGGACCATTGGCAGCCCTATATTCACGACCTCGTGAGTACATTAAGAAGCTCCTCGCAGAGTAGAACTTTACCGGCTCTACCAACCGATGTGCCTAAATACATCTGTGGCTCCTGTCCCCATCGTAACATTTGTGCAGAGAATGGTACTTATTAATGGTTAAAAGAAATTATAGATACCAAGCCGGGTATAGATTTGAAAAACGTATTCATAAATACTTAGCAGATTTCTTTGATACATTACCGGAGTTAAAGTACTACATTATTGAATCACGAGGTAGTAAAGGTAAAGCAGATTTAATCGTGGGTCTATTTAATTCCTTAGATGGAAGTAGATTCTGGTTCGGTGTCCAATGTAAAAAAGGATACATAAGTAAGCCCGAGATACGCAGGGGTGCATATCTAGGTATGAAAGAACACGGCATGTTTCTTTACCACGCTACCTTAGATAAAGATAAGAAGATAGTTATAACTCCAGAACTAGGTAACTTTACTGCCTCAGATATAGGAGGCTTTGAAGGAACTGAATAGAATATATTTACAGATACTACAACGCCTTGGCATCGTATGCTTAATGCAAAAAGATAAGCTAGGTACAGGGCTGTTCTTACCCAGCATGTTACAAGATAGTAGGCTTACTCATTTTTCTAAGTTATTATCTCTTGTCAATGCTAATTGGGAATCCTTACACTTAGCTAGATTCTTACCGGATGATACTCAAGAAGTTTTATTTCTTGATTGGTGTAACGAGTCTAGACTTGAGTATTTACAGAAAGAAACTTACTTACAATTGTCTTACAAAATGACAGGACAATTAGCTCCCATAATTGAACTACCTAGTATTGGGGTTACTGAAACTATGACAAAAACTAGGATATATTACAACCTTATACCAGACATAGTGATGGCTGTATTACAGCAAGTTAGTATAGAAAAAGTTTTTCCAACTAAGTTTCATATGTTTTTAACTACACATATGTGGGAACAGGTGCATGAAGCTATGGAAGATGCACACACATGGTATAGGTTTGATGGAGGCTCAGATGATAACAGTAGTTAGCAGTCTAAGTGATTTATTTTTGTTAAAACCTTACTGGAGTATAGCTGATAACTATGCTTCTGTAACAACAGAAGAGATAAAATTTATAATGGAACCTGGATATAGTAATATTAAAGATGCACATTTTCCTAGTTTAATGGCACTAGTAGCAATTGAACAAGCAAAGATTGTATTCATAGATGGCTATCACCAGAATTTGTTTTACAGATGTCAAAGATTGTTTGTTGAGATGTTACGATACCTGTTGCCAGACAAGTTAGTTATGGAATTAATACGTAGTAGGGTAACATACAGACGTATTGAAACAGAGAATGAACAGACTAATAGTAAGATAGAAATAATAGAAGACGCTAAAAGTCTCGGGTACGATACCCTAGATTTAAGTATAGTTACTTGGGAGACTTATTCGCAAGAGTTGTTTCCTGATTTGTATACTATGACTGAAGTATATAAGAATGAATTAAATTGATAACAAGCTATTAGGGTTATTGTCGTCTCCCTTTCTCCGGTTTGTTATCTCGGGTAGCCTCTTTTTTAACCTAATCTTAGAGGCTACCTGTTTCCTAACGGGTTATTAAGTCCTTTCCTAAACTCATCTAGCTTAGCCTCTAGTACTTCAAGTTTCTTATCTAATAAAGCTACATCTTTTTGTAGTTGTTCTACAGTATCACTACCTACAGCAGCGGACACGGCATCTAGCCTAGTGTTAAACTCACCCCAAGCATAGAAGCCACCACCTATAGCGGACACTACCCCTAATATCATAGCGTATCTTTGTAATTTATCTAGCATGTTGCCTCCTCATATTATATAATTCTGTTTCTAATTGTATCCGTTTAAGTCTAGCGTCTTGTAAATCTCGTTGGTATTTGAGTACAGGGTCATTGCCTGACATAGCCATTAACTTAGCATTCTGTTCTGTGTACACATCAACAGCATACTCATCTAGAGTACGTGTGTCAGTATAATTATTACCTTGATACAGTTGACGGGTATCGAACAAGTTTGCGTTCTGATTAGTATAGGAAGATAGGTCAGCTTGATTTTTAGTCAAAGCTCTAGCTGCAACTACACTTACTATTTGTAATTGTTTACTCACAGACGCAACAGTCTCAGCTACCTTAGCTTCAACATCAGCTACATCTATAGAAAATTCTTTTGTCTCTACCTCAGCTACTATAGGTTCTTCTTCGGCTACGGACGACTCCACTTCAGGTTCTTCTTTAACTTCTTCCATCTTGGCTGTGCTATTCTCAGTAGGTTCGTCTTCCACGACCGACTCTTCTGACTCAGTTGGTATCTCGCTAACTTGAGTTGTTGATACAGGCTCATTTGGTTCATTAACTTCTTCCTCCTCCATTGCTATAACTTCTTCTTCGGTTACTGTACCCGATAATTCTTCTTGTGTCTCCTCTGGTTCCTCAACTATTTCTGGTCCTCCGAAAGCTTGTAGTATTTCTTGTTCCTCGTACTCCTCTTCTAGTTCCTCGAAAGTCTCTTCCAGGTTCGGTAAGGGTGTGAGTTCTTCTAGGACTACTTCTTCTAGCACTTCGAATTCCTCTATAATCGGTACTATTTCCACTATCGGTATATGTGCTGGTTCTTCGAATTGTTCTTCCCATTCATAAAACTCCTCTATAACGTCTATAATTTCGTCTATAACTTCTGGTTGTACTACTACGTTGTCGTATGTCATAGTTAGTTTAGCACCTAATAGGTTAGGACCACCTAGGTTCGTATTGTATTCTACATAACCTAAGTCTACCCCTTCCCAAGCCCAGTAAAATTGATTACTGCCTGTGCCTGTGTATGTAACAGTATCTGAATACTTGTGTGCATTACTCCCATACCCTGCATCGTTGTTACGTACTTGATTTACAGTAGAGAGTACATTACCACTCTCATCTAGTATGCTTACGGTAGTTGTGTATGTATCTTGTCCTGGTTTAGCTTGACCACATTGCCAGTTAGAACCTTGGTACTCACAGTT